TGTATTGACCACAAGTGGTGGATTTTTCGGTGCTATCATCATGAAAAAGATTGGCAATCAATTCATCTTCAGATTAGCAAGGCTGAATACAACAACGTGGAAAGAGTCTTGGAGTTCACCTACAAAAAACTGGTACAACAATACAGTGGCAATGCTGCCAGTTAGTCTGATAAATATATTTGCTTCAAAATGGAAAAACGATCGGGAAATGAGTATTAAATTAACTCATACAAGGATCACTCAATTCAACACTGAAACAGATTATCTAATACCTAAAACTTTTTATAGTGGCGACAACCTTTTTGTTGAAGGCGAAACAAATCGTGTATATATCAATGGTATTCGAGATGATAGTTATCGAGTGATTGGTAGTAGTCAGGTTTTAACTGCACCAAAAGGAAATACAGAATTTGTGGCAGTGTCTGACGGCACTTTTACAGGAAATCTTGAAATAAGGGAGCGTTACTTATGATCTATCATTTTTTAGATAAGCAATTCAATCCTCTGACTGTGATAGATACCGAGGCATCGGATGGTATTGTAGTTGAAGATGATATCCATACTGTAGGGCTAACCAATGGCACGTTGCTAAACACTTTAACGATGGACGTTCTAAAACAAACTGGCCCAAGAATAAATGGCTATGATCCAAACGCTCCTTATGAATCATCTTTGATAAAAGAAGGGGTTAATGTCGTTTTTCAAAATGACCAAGGAGAAGATATTTGTTTGTTCGTCCGGGCACTTGAAACCGAAGATGAAACTATTCGACCTCTATCTTGTGTAGATATTGGTACTGAACTAAGAAATGGATCTGCGACTATCTTTGTCAGCAACAATGAACAATATATTGAGTATTATATCGATCGGGAACTGTATGACACCGGATGGGAAATCGGTGTGAATGAAATCGGGCGTGACATTAAACGGTTAGTTGACACAAGTAGTGATGAAACTCCACTGGCTAGGCTGCAACGTGTGTGCGAGGCATTTGGTTGTGAAATAAAATTCACTGTAGACTTTCAAAACACAAAAGTAGTTAGAAAACTTGTGAATATCTATTATAAAACCGGCGCTGATAAAACAGAAAAAGTTTTATACTCTGGCGTTGATGTGATTTCGATGCAAAAGTCAGTAGATATTGATAATGTGATTACGGCCATTGAAGATACCAATCACGGATTTGATGATATATCTATCGGAGACGGCAGATTTTTCACGATGGTTGGCCAGTCTATCGTCTACGATCGAGAATCAAACGCACTCTATGGTCGAGGAAATACATTTAATGAACGATTTAGTGGCTTTATCACTGGTGCATTCACAAGCTCTAACACCGCTCAGATCGATAATTACAATGAAGCTGTATCTATTTTGGAAGAACGGTGTCAGCCAACTTTTTCTGCTGAAGTCGATATGCTGTTTAACGACGGCGATTTCGAGATTGGCGACTGGCTGACTTTCGTGGATGAGGATTATAATCCAGCGTTACGATTGAAAGCCAGAGTTTTATCAAAGGAAATCCACCGAAGTAACCCATCCGAGAATAAAGCTACAATAGGCAACTATCAACTACTCCAAAGCTTGATCAGCAGCGACTTGTTGGCGCAACAACAGCAGATGAATAAACCGGATAGCATGTACCTGGTCAAGCTAAGTTCTGACAACGGAGTCAGCTTTGTTGAAGGCGAAGAAAAAACAACCAATATCACTGCAACGATCTACAAAGATGGTGTTGATATTACATCTAGTGTTTCAGCAGAGGATATCTTGTGGTTCAAAGTGGATAAGGAAGGCAATCACGATACAGGCTGGGAGACGTTATATAAGAATGCGGGCCCAACTGTGCAAGTATCGGGAACAGATTTTGCAGAAGTATCCAGCATAAAATGCGTGCTAACAGTATTTGATAATCATTTTGTTCAGGCTATTTATTTCCTGAACGGATTGCGAGATGCGGCTAGAAAAGTAATACGCCTACAATCGAAAGATACAGTAACAAGCATCCATATTTCTGATACTCATTATGCTACTGATTCAATCGGTCGTGATGATTTAGAAAACTATGGTCGCAGCAATAGCCATATCAAGAATGTTGCCGAACTAACAAATTTTGTAGATGTCGATTATGTTGTGCTAAACGGTGATACTCATGATGGATCAACAGCGAATAAGAATATTGCCATGGCGAATTTTCGAGAAGCGGTAAGCACCTTAGGTTTGTCAAATGCACCATATTTCGTTACCTGGGGCAACCATTGCAATAATTCATGGGGGGATAGTCGGACAAACTCAATCACGAAAGTAGTTAAGAACTATGAACCGAAAGAGCCTTTGAGTTATTTACATGGTAAAGGTCGCCAAATGCTTTCTAATACAGAAATGTATGATATTGCGACTAGGCCTAGTACGATCTTTGATATCGTGGAAAATCTGCTTGATAAGATGGGCTATTACTACTATGATGTTCCGGATAAAAAACACCGGGTGATCATACTGAATCCGCAAGATGTGCCAGATGTACTAGATACGGATGGATACGTTAAATATGTAGGCATCAACGTTGCTGGCTATCGTCAAGCACAGATCACTTGGCTTTATAACACGCTGAAGAACACGCCAACGGATACGACAGTATCCATATTCCAGCATTATCCATTTGGAAAGAGGTACTCGGCGACATTGAATTACTATCCCTACAACTATGAAATGGTTGAGGGAATAATCAACAACTTTGTTACTGGCGGAACCTATAGCCGGACTTATAGCACAAATTCAGATTTTAAAGCAAGTATTTCTTGTGACTTTCAAGGTCGCAAAGGAAAACTTGCTTTTTTGGCGCACGGTCATACACACACCGATCGGATCACAAAAGATACCAACGGTATTGTGAACTATTCAATTGGCTGCTCTGTGAGTCGTCCTAAGAAAGACCAAGCAGACAGACCCCTTGGTGTTTTGGAAGAAGACTTGTGGGATGTGATTGTACTGAATACCAAAGAACGGAAATTCAACTTGATTCGATTCGGCAAAGGCTCAGATAAGGTCATCACATATTAGGAGGTGGGAGAATGCCCGTAGTACAGGATGAAATAAGTTTAGTTAAAGTTGCAAACGGCGAAAGTCCATACAACGTTGAACTCCTATCTTCTAACGGCCTTCTGTTTAAGAACGGAGTGATAACAACTATCATTCAAGCGGTTGTTTTTAGAGGTGAAGAAAATGTTACAGATTTATTAGATGCAAATCAATTTAAATGGACCAAGACAAATGCTGATGGAACACCAGACGAAGTATGGAATGCAATACATGCTAGTGGTGTAAAAAGCGTGACGATAGGAATCGATGATGTTGATAAACGTGCAACTTTCGGTTGCGACATTGTTGAAATATAAAGGAGATGAAATAATGGCAACAATTTCAAGTGGTCAAATTACAATTATTGATTTATATGATGCGCCCGCATTAAACGCGTGGATCTCAGCAAGTCAAACAACTACCCAAACATATAACAATACAACTAACGCGTATTCGCCCAATTTTGGATCATCTGCACAAGTTTTAACCCTAAACTTAGTAAAAGCGGGGAGCACGGGAAGTTTAATTGGTTCTAATGTATCAGGTGTTAAATGGAAAAAGACGGTAGGCGCAACCACTACTGAAATAACATCTACTACAAACACAGATAGCGAGTACAAAAGTGGGACTTCCAACAGTGTATTGACAACAAAAGTAAATGTCCCAACAGCAAATAATGCCGTACGTTGGACAGTCGAAGGAACATACACTGACCCGGATACTTCATTACCGATCACTTTCCAAGCGACGATCGACATCAATCTTATTCAGTTAGCCAAAGCTGCGGTAGTAGCGGTATTGAGTGCCCCTAACGGTGATTACTTCCGAAACAATACCCCTGCAACCTTAAAACTTACGGCAGATGTTTACAAAGATGGTGATTTAAGTAGTGGATCTCGAAAATATAAATGGTTTGCAGCAGATTCAAACGTTACGACATCTCAGGATAGTGATGCTGGTGTCGGTTGGAGAAAAATTACAGCTACAACCGGAACGTCTGGGGCAGTAGCAAGTTCGGGATTTGATGTTGCAGTTACAACTCAAGGTGTTCTGACAGTCTATCCAGATGCGGTAACAAACGGACAAACATTCTTATGTGTTGTCACAGATAACGCTGGAGGAACGTCTGGAACTAAGATGAAGCAGTATGCAACACTGATGGATATGGATGATCCGATTATGGTGATTATTGAATCCACCGGAGGAAATATCTTAAAAAATGGTGTAGGGTCTACCACTTTGAATGCTCGATTGTATCAAAATGGCGATGAGATTGATTCGGGCGGTACAGGCTATACCTATAAATGGTCTAAATGGCAGAACAACGCAATGGTGCCAAACTTCGGCGGCACGAGCAATCCATATAAAACTGGAAAATCGTTGTCAGTTGGAAGTGCTGATGTAGACAATACAACAACGTTTAAAGTGGAGGTAGAAAACAAATGACGAACTACACTGCTTATATCATTTTAAATACCGAACGGACAAAGATTGGATTTAGCACAGATGGAAATCCTATTGAATATTTGTGGACTAAGTATGGCATGGATACGTATATCGAATCCTTTGAGGAAATTAAAGAAGAGGGTGATTAGATGGCTACAGTTTCACGTGGCGAAATCACTATAACGAATGTGGATGATGGTAAGCCGTCATACACGCACACTGCTTATGCGTGGAGCGCTGATGGGACGGATAGGTTTACACCTGTGTATCCTGGAGAAAATATCATCGAGGGTGGCTGGGAACTCAGAGGTTTGACATGGTTGGAAGGTAATGAATTTAACGCTAGCGATAGAGTAAGATCAGTGAATTTTATAAAAGTCGATACTGGACTGGATATGGTTTTCAGTCTAGATGGGGAACCGACAACTTTGAATGTGTTTGAGTACGATTCTGAATATAAGATAGTTGGTACATCCGCTGAAAACATGACAAATAGAAATAACTATCAAGTACGTGAAAATGTAGAATGGCTACGTTTTGTAAAAACAAATGTAGTGGATCCCAACGCAAAACTTAAAGTGGAAATAGGAAACAAAATTAGCTATTACACACCCGCACCATCCGAAGACTTTGCCAACGCCTACCCAACATATGCCGGTACGTACGTTGACGACCAACCAACAGCAAGCACTGACCCAGCAGATTACACGTGGCAGAGGATACTTGGCCAAGGCGGTGAAGATGGAAAAGATGGAGAATCAGCGCCGTTGGTTTCTTTATCTGGTTCCACACAGGCAATCACAGTATCAAAAACAGGAACAGTCACACCGTCATCTAGTTTCCAAGTCACGGGTACGGCGGTAAACACCACGATTTCAAATTGGACGTATAGCTTAAACGGTGGTAGTTTCGGCTCAGCTTTACCGACTGGCGTTACACGTTCGGGAAATGTAGTAACTGTCAATCCGACAACATCCACATTCGATCAATTGACTATTAAAGCTGATGACGGCACAGTCAGTGATGTTTTCACCATTTCCAGAATTACAGATGGTGGGGATGGATTGTCAGGAGCCGATGCTTACACCGTCTTTCTTACAAATGAATCCTATACCTACGCAGGATCAACAAGCGCTGCACTGGCTGGGTCAACGACAACCGAAGTAGTTGTCTACAAAGGGATCAACAAAATCACCCCAACTAGTATTACCGTAGGTACAAGACCAACAGGGTTAACAGCGAGCGTCAGTGGTTCAGTCGTCACATTTACCGCTGCTACAACGTTAGTCACGAAGGGTGGCACTGTTCCTATTACCATCACAGCTGACGGCAAAACATTTACAAAGGAATTTGCTTATGCCATTTCATTTCAAGGTGGTAAAGGAGACCCGGGTGATCCAGGTGTCAGCGTCACAGGAAGCCAAGTCCAATTCGTGCAATCTTCCAGTATGACGGAGCCGACAACAGGATGGTCAGCTACACGACCTACGCCAGTACCTGGTCAATGGTTATGGACTCGTTCAAGAAATACTTTCTCAGACGGGACATACGGAGCATGGGCGACTGTTCCAACACTGATTGGTCGTGAAGCTATTGTAATCAGCACTACAGCACCAAGCAATCCATCAACTGGAACATTGTGGCAAACGCCAACTAATCCAAATGTCCAAAAATGGGATGGTACGAAATGGGTTGATTGGGGAATAGCACCAGAAAACATAGCTGCAGATAACTTGGTTGTCAAAGACGGTAAGTTTGAACGAATCGAAGGCTTAGAAATATACGGTGGATTGATTGTTAATAGCTTTGATGTTTGGACCGGATTCTATGTGAACGACACTGACCAGTTATGGCGAAAGGGTACAACAACCGTTGCCAATTCCGAGGTAGCCATTGATTACCAAAACTACAATAAGAAAACCGGAGCCATCATTGAAATTGGCAGTACAGCATCAGGGGTTGGTGGTAATTCAACTGCAATTGGCACTCCGCAAGGTGTTATAAAGCGTAGTGCTGATTTCACAGTTAACGGAATCGAACTCGTTGATGATCGAGCAAGCGGAACGAATACTGCCGCAAGAATGAAGTACAGCGATTTAATAGAAGTAGCTACTTTATCGATCACAGCAGCTAGCGGTTGGTCTCAATATGCCGCATCTGGTATCAGTCACCCAACCGCCTCTAGGACAGGCAGAATGGTTCAGCTTAGCGGTGCATTCAAACCAAATTCTGATATAGCTGGTAGTGCTGATCAGGTGACTATGAGCAGTCGATTACCACTTTGGGCACGCCCTAAAGAAGAAATAACCGTTGTTCAACAAGGATCTGGAATGAGTAGGTATAGGTTGGTAGTAACTGCTGATGGGTATATCACAATGTCTCGATATGGAACCTCATCATATGCAACTGCCGTCAAAGATGCTTACTTAAATATCTCAGTTGCGTATGCAGGAGCTGACATTTTTTAGGAGGTTTTAAATGACTAATCAAGAAAAATATAAAGCTCTTTATCTGGAAAGTATGAAAGAAGATACACCAACCAATGAAGAAATGCATGCATTGTTTCAGGATATTCTTTTGAACGAAATGAACGATGATCCGGAAAAAATGAGTGAGTTTGTACAATCAATTGTTGATGAATACTCACCGAAAGAACCTTCAGACTTGGAATTGTTGAAAGCAGAAAACCAAAAGTTACAAAACGCGATCAAATCCATGGCGGAAGAATCAGAAATGATTCAAGCTGCTTTTATGGAAATATCTGATTATATTTTTTCAAAGTAAAGGAGGGATGACCCATGGAATTTTCAGCGTTGAAGATGTTGTATGCAACTCATGTGATTGAAGGTAAACGCACAATCGAAAGCGTTCCAGAGATCTTGCGTGAAGATGTTGCAAAGATTGTTGATGATGCAAAAAAGCCAGAAGGAACCAAAGAATAGGATATGTAGCAGCAGGAGCAATCGGCTTAATAGTCGGTTGCTTTTATTTTGGAAAGTAGGTGGCATATGTGGAAATAGAAAAGCAGGTCCAAGCACATGAGGAGCGGTTAAAACAGCATGATAAAGAGCTGGGGCGTCTAAATGACGTTACATTGGAAATGCAAAAATCAATGAATGAAGGACTTGCACGAGTTGATGAATCAAATCGTTTCTTGCGTGAGCAAAATACACGTCAAAGTGAACAAAATGCCGAAATTCTTCGTGCGGTTTTGCAACGAAATGAGAAATCAGATGAAAGAAAATATGAGTTGAAATTGCTCGATAAAACAAACATGTGGAAAATGATCCTCGGTATTGGTGCATCAGCAGGAGCTGTATTCGCATTTGTATTAGAATTAATAAAATTTTTGGGAGGTAGATAAACATGAACAACATTAACTGGAAATTACGTTTAAAAAGCAAGGCATTTTGGTTGGCAGTTATTCCAGCACTAGCCTTAGCGGTGCAAGCAATTGCTGCAGTATTCGGATTTGAGTATGACTTTGGTGACTTGGTCAACAAATTGATTGTTGTAGTCAATACAGTTTTTGCAGTCTTGGTGATCATTGGTATCGTCAACGATCCTACAACCACTGGCATCACCGACAGTCAACAGGCGCTGACTTATGAGCAACCAAAAAGCGATACTGTTGATTATGGTGATGGCCAAGAATTCACGACTAAAACAGTTTATCCAAATAATGACGAAGAGGACAAGGAGTAGCTCACAAGCTGCTCTTTTAATTAAGAAAGGATGAGTAAAATATGGCAATCCCAACACCAGTAATTTTAGATATCAGTGAATGGCAAACACCAGCGACGATCAATTATGACAAGATGGCTAAAGCATTAGATGGGGTCATTGTGCGTATCCAATATGGTTCAAATTACATTGACAAACATTACAAAACGCACATTGCAGAATTTCAAAAACGCGGTATTCCTGTCGCTGTTTATGCTTGGGTTCGTGGATCAAGCTTGTCTGATATGGAAAAAGAAGCGACCGATTTTTATAATCGGGCTAAAGCGTATAATCCAACATTTTGGTGGCTAGACGTTGAAGAAAAATCAATGAATGACATGCGTACAGGCGTTGAAAAATATCGTGCAAAACTAAAAGCTTTGGGTGCAAAAAAAGTGGGTGCGTATATTGCCAACCACTTATATGCTGGGTTCAATTTAGATACTGCGAAATTTGACGGGATCTGGATTCCAACGTACGGTGCAAATAATGGACAGTACAACGGATCCAATCCAACTGCTACAAGCAGCTATGACATTCACCAGTATACTTCTAACGGAAAACTGAATGGTTATTCTGGCCCGTTGGATTTGAACCGCATTGTAAAGAAAGGATTCGATTTCTTTTTCGGGGAAACAGGAGGGAACAGCACAGTGGCAAAAGCAAAATACGCAACAGAAAAAGGTTGGTACGAAGTGATCAAAGCGGGTAGCCGTGGATACGAGCCAGTATTTGATGATAAGGAACGCAAGAGCGAGAAAGTAACGCGATTCCCAGTTGGCACTCGGGTTTATCTACATGAGTTCATTAAAGTGAATGGCACACCAGTAGCGCGTACTTCTATGGGGTATATGACGGCTAATCTGGATTATGTGAAGAAATTGAAGTAAACAAATAGCCCGCTTCGGCGGGCTTATACATTAGGAGATGTTATGGTACAAACTTTTTTGAACGAATTCTAAATCTTCCCGAATAAAAATTATTCTTTGATTATTGATATGTATGAATACCGGTAGCAATGCTCTTGATTGCTGCAAACAGGGTTTTAATTAAGCGAAAGTAATTTTAAATTAGAAAGGGTGAGTAATATGATAAAACAAGAAATCGAAAATAACAAATTAGAAATAAAGGAGTCACAAATTACGATTAAAGCAAAAAATATAGTGCTTAAAGGTAAATAGACCTTCAAGCACTGCATGAATTTAGTCAACATCTACAAAGTTTGTGTTTGGTGAATCGAAATTAGGTTTGAAAGATCCGTCTTCTTCTTGAATTAGATTGAAATTTGAATCAACTGTAATTTTTTCACCGCTAATTTCACTGATAAAAATGAAACCATTAGAGTACTCAGATCTTGATTTGATATAGCCAGGTCTGAATTCTAATACTTTAACTTCTGGAAAACCAGAAACACCAGGATTAATTTTCATTTCCATATTATTCACCTCCTTATCAGTATTTCAGCCGACCACTGACTGATAAGGAAATTATATTACCAAATCCACACGAACAGAAAGAGAACGTAAAAAGCTTCCCGGCTCGAATTTGAGTAGGGAAGCTTTCTTTGTTTTATTCAAGAGTTGTTTAACTTGTATTAATTAGGTTTATACCTTAGACTTTATCATGCAACATGCATCAATCTAAGAAGAGTATTGGCACAGAAAACTTGGGGAAGTTTTTCTGGACTGCGACCAGTACTCTTCGTATTTATTTTATCATCATTCTTTTCTAATAGATATTATTATTTGAAATTTTTTAACAACAGGTGTAATATTCTAATCAAGCAAGAATTACCTTTTTATTCCTAAACCACTTTAACGCCACTTCCTTTTTGGGAGTGGTTATTTTATTTGTCCATCAGGCAAGTATTCTAACTCCGGATCATACTTCCTCAGCACCTTTGTCTGCGATCTAAAATGGTCGAAAAGGTAATGATCGTCACGTAATAGAAACACCGCAGCTATCGGCTCACCAAGCGTCGTCCATTCGCTCGGGATATTAAAATAAGGCTTGCCAGCAGATTCCATTGCCTTCACAAATTGATGGTAATGAAAATGTACAGGACTAGGATGAGTGACTAACTCATAGTAGTAGGTTTCGAAAGCGTACGTGCGTTGATTGCCCATTGGGATTTCTTTTGGCATGTGATCACTCCTATATTTTTGACTACCAATTTGACTACCATTTGACTACCAAACAGGAAAAACTAAGACAAACAAAAAAACTAACAAATAAAACAAAAAGCGATAAAACCTTTGATTTACAAGGGCTTTACCACTTAAGAAAAACTAGGAAAATCTTTACGATTTTGCTATATGGAGATGGCGGGAGTCGCATTTTTACTGTTATACCAGTATTTATTGGAAATTGACTACCAAATTGACTACCACGCCTAAAAGTCTACGTAATCATTGAATCTATTTGCCAACTGTTCTTTTGCCGTTTTTGAAACATGCGTATATACATCCATGGTTGTTTGGATATCTGAATGGCCCAGTCTGGATTGAACATCTTTTATAGATGCGCCCGCTTCAAATAAAAGCGATGCGTGTGTATGCCTAAATCCATGAATGGATATTTGCTTGAAATCCTCTGGTAATTTCTTTATAGCAACTAGGTACCACTTTCTTGGTTTGGCTGGCGAAAGAATTCCTCCATCTTCGCTTTGGAAAACTAAACCTTCTGCGGCATCTTCTGCATATTGACGTAAAACGGATACTGTCTTATCGTCTATAGATATCCGCCGAATAGAAGAGGGTGTCTTTGGTGTTTGAATGTACAGCCCAGTGGCGCTTCTTGAAACAGCCTTATTTATGTATAATGTTTGCTTGTCTAAATTTATATCAGACCATTTCAATGCTAATGATTCGCCTTTACGCATACCAGTGAAAGCTAGTAACCTAAAGTAAACATATGCCCGGAAATTATTATCATTCTCAAGAACAGCCATAAACTTCTTCAGTTCGTCCTTATCGTAAAAGTTCATGTCTTTATCTTCTGTAACTGATTTCTTCCTGACGGGTTTCTTGATCACTTTGGTAGGGTTTAAGCTGATTAGCTGCATTCTTATAGCATAATCAAATACCAACCCAGCGTAATTCATAACCATGCTGGCACGCACTAATTTCTTGTGCCATTCATTCATCTGATTTTGTACATCCATAGGTTTGATATCTTGAATAGGTTTATTGCCAAAGGCTGGTATGATATGATTTTTAAAAACTCGCTCAGTCTTGAGTAGAGTTGAGGCTTTGACAGTTGTTTTGTATTCTTCATACCATAGATCATATATCTGTTCGTATGTTTGTAAGTCTAATTCAGTACCAATTTCAGGTTTTGGCAATCCATTTATTTCCAAGTCAGCTATGGCCAAACGTGCTTCTCGTTGTGTCCTAAAACCGCGTCTTGTTGTTCGTATAGGTTTACTAGTATCTGGATCAATCCCGAGGTACAATTTGAACATATAAGCTTTATCGCCGTTCTTTTTTGTATATTCTTTTATTCGGATATCTTGCTCTTTCCTAGCCAATTGCTTCAACTCCTAGAATTTGTTACAATAGGCGTAACCTATTGGTTATTTCTGTTTGCACGCCCCCTGACTGTCAGGAAAGAGGGGCGTGCTTTTTTTATTTTGGTAAATTATCTAAGGCGTATTGAGCCTCGGATTCACTAAAGCCTTCAAATAAAAGTTGATCATATAAACCTTGATTTGAAAAAGAAGAATAATCCAGATAGTCTTGGGCTTTTAATAAGGCTTGTTCATTCCAATTAACTACTATATGGTCAACAGCAAATTGCGCTGCATCTTCAGGGAATTGCTCAAAAATTAGTTGTTCACGTAATCCGGATTTTGAAAATGCGGTGTAATCTAAATAATCTTCTGCCTTGGAAACCGCATTTTGATATTCTCTGGAAGAATTCGTTATGGCGTTTATTCTATCGTTCTCTTCTTGTTGCTTTTTGGCCTCAGCTTCTTGCTTTTTCTTTTCTTCAGCTTCTTTTTCCTTGCGTTCTTTTTCTTCAGCTTCTTGTTTTCTTTTCTCTTCAGCTTGTTTTTCTTCTTTTTTCTTTTGTTCTTCTTTAGCTAGGGCTTCCAGTCTTGCTTTTTCTTTTTCCTCAGCTTGCTTTTTTTCTTCTTCGGACATAGCTTCGAGTTCTAGTGTTTTCTTAGACTTCACCATAACAGACTGAATAGAATCATCAACCTCAACTCTATAAGATCTGTTGTCAACTGCTGGGAGAGAGTTTTCATAGGAAAAGTTTCCTTCGTTATCGCTGATCAATGTTTCTAAATAGCTATCTTCAATATACAGTTTTAGCTTTGTGTCAGGTTCAGTTTTACCGGAAATACTAAATTTGTTGTTTTCTAAGTCGTGATTAGGCTGTTTTAATGAAATATCAACTTTCTTCTCTGAAGAAGCTGCAATTGTTGATGAAGAACTTGATTCTTTAGCATCACCACCATCACCACCATCGCCACCTTGACCGCCACAGCCTGAAAGCACTAAAGTGGCAAATAGCAACCCATATACTACTTTTTTCATTTCTTTTCCTCATTTCTTTGATATAATAATTTTGTAATCTCTCAGAAATGAGTGGCCTAATCGAAGTTGAGCCTTCGGTTGGGCTTTTTTTAATAGAAGCTTTTAAATACACTTACCGTACCATTTAAATTGAAAAGTATAGTGTATTTGTTTTCAGTTTTTATACCATCGTACTTCCTTGCATAATATTTAATAGCGGCTTTAAATGTTTTTTCTGTTATGCTGAGGTGTTCAGCGCACTCCCAAACACTAACGCATCCACTTTCAAAACAATCTAAAATATCTCCAGGTGTAACAAGAATGGTGGCTCCTGTGTCCCTTGCCTTTTGCTCTTGTTTTCTTTTTTCAGGAGTATCTTGCTCAATTATATTTCCGCTACCTGTTAAGTAATGTCCAATTTCTTCGGCAACAGTAGAGTTTAATTCTTCGTAATTCTGTTGGGGATTCAGATAAACAATCGAACCGTGAATCATCCCTTTTTGATGAATGGGCATTAGTGGATCGAATTTGTAATTTAACTCTGGAAACTTCAACATCAATTCCTCATAAACCTGCATTAGATCACCTACTTTAATTTATAGTGGATTATTTTTTCTATACTCAATGTAGTTCAATATATCTTGCATATCCTTCTCTGGAACATCATCATCTATATGCGCAGCTAACAATTCTCCTTTTGCTCCCAATTTACGTTCTCTATCCTTGGATCTATCAAGCAAATAGTCCACAGACACGTCAAAGTAATCTGCCAAAAGTTCCAGCCGCTCTTTTGTTGGGTTATTAGAATTTTTCATTCGGTAAAGCACATTTTTGGATAATCCAAGATCTTCCTCTACTTGATTTAGAGATTTTCCTCGCAATTTTGCTAAATATTTTATCTTGTCAAATACCGTCATATCAATATTCTCCTTAAAAATCACAAGAAAAATAAACTTTGATGTTAAAAATAGTTGACCAAAATAAACATCAATGTTAATATAGTTCTTGTAAACAAGTTTAACAACTATAAAGACAACAAAAACACCGTTGATTAATAAATGCCAACCGCCAAGAAAGCTTTTAAATCAATGTTTATATGTCTTATTTAGCTATGGACTAATTTTAACACTCATGTTAATAGTAGTCAACATAATTTATTAAACAGTTGTTAAATTTGTTTCGTATTTTGACAAGCGAGGTGAATAGAATGGCAACTTCAAAGGAAACTGTCCAAAAGATTTTGGACTATTTCGATACACAAGGATGGCTTATTCCTGATGTAGCAAGTGCATTAAATGTGTCTGAACAATATCTTCGAAGAGTTTTAAACAATCCAGAAAAACATCCGAAACAAATCACAAACATTATTGCGCACTACAAAATCAGATAGGAGGGAGAAAATGAACACACCACAAATTTTCAATTTCGAGCGAAACGAAGTTCGAACTTTCTTGGAAAATGATATTCCGTATTTCGTAGCAAATGATGTTGCAAAAACTTTGGGATATAAGAATCCAAGTGATGCAACTAATAAGCACTGCAAAAAAGCCATAAAAACATGGGGTAGCGATTCGCTAGGTCGTCGCCAATCTTTCAAAATTATTCCAGAATCAGATGTTTATCGCTTGATTATCAAATCAAACCTACCAAGCGCTGAAAAATTTGAAGCTTGGGTAATGGAAGAAGTTCTTCCAACAATCAGAAAAACTGGAAGCTACTCAAACGTACCTCAAAGCTTCGCTCAGGCCTTGCGACTAGCCGCCGACCTAGAAGAAAAGAATCAACTACTCGAACAGCAAATAGCCGAATACGAACCGAAAATAAGCTATCTGGATATGATCCTATCATCGACCAACACAGTAGCGACTTCTCAAATTGCAGCAGATTACGGAATGTCGGCAATCGCATTGAATAGATTGCTCAATCGCTTAGGTGTGCAACACAAAGTCAGCGGCCAGTGGATACTTTATCGCAAGCATATGAACCAGGGATACACGAAATCACATACAAGTGAGATTCCAAAATCTGACGGCGGCGTGAAAGTAGTCATGAATACTAAATGGACTCAAAAAGGGCGGGTTTTTATTTATAACTTGCTTATCACTGAAGGGTACTACCCTCAAATGGATTTAGAAGAAGTTAGTTAGGGGGAAAGACATGCCTGAGATAGACGAAAAAACCATTCAACTTATTTTGAAGAAGTATGTTCCTAAACGATATCTGAATCAGCGTGAGGCTTGTATCTACGCAGGGACTAGCCCAAAAACGATGAACGAATGGATAAAACGAGGATTGAAGCAAATCGTATTCGACGATGAAAGCAACCCGAAATATGATGTACGAGATATCGATGATTTCATGGAAAAACACAAAATTGGGACTAGGAAGTGACAGTATGGCCTACACACTACAACAAGAATTGACCATCCACGACCTAGCAAAAGAAAAGATCCGTACTCTGCACGACGAACTAAACGACAAGAAAGTCTGCCTAACTGATCATCAGCGAGATCAATTGCTGCGTGAACTGCAAAGGTACCAGGAACTGCTTTACACGAACCGATTAATTCGGCAGATAGAAATAACCCCACGCGGAAGGAGGGGCTAGGGTGGATAAAAAAGATAAGGCAAAAGTCATAGTGGTATCTGTTGTCAGTTCGCTGATCATAAATATTATTTTTCAACTACTTTTGAAATAAATAAGTAATTAGATTGACTATCAATGTAGTTATAACTGCAACGGCTATAGGAATTTTGACACTCCATTTATATCTGTCTTGTTCATCTGTTTCTCTAAATTCTAGATAATTTTGGCCTTCTTGCGTCAACATATAATACTTTGTTTCTTCCTTAAAGGTTTCTTCTTCCTTAATATACCCAAGTTCCAAGAGGTGAACTAAGTATCCTTTCATATCTAGTTTAGAAGCACCTAACTTAATAGACAATCCTTCAATTGTTGTAAGAGACAGATTTGAATCGAAGTAACCTCTTTGAGAGTTTAGGTATTCCAATAACCTAATTTCTTTATTTGTTAGCCTTTCGTTCACATTAACACCACCAGTTTTTAAACAATTATACCAAAGGAGCAAACACATTGAAAAACAAACTAGCAAAAACAACAGCAATCATCGGACTAGCACTAGGCAGCGGAGTTATCGGCTACGCAGCAAGTAACGCATTTCAGGACTTGGACACGATCAAGGCGAATTTTAACACAGTGCTGCAATACGGCCAAACGAAATCACAACGTGTGTCAGAACTCGAATCACAGCTATCCAACAACACTCGCACACAGGAACAGCTGAAAGCGGAAATTGAGCAAATCAAATCGGACAAGCAGAAGGAAATTGAAGCTAAGCAACGTGAGATTGAACAAAAGCAACAGGAGATCGCTACAAAGCAACAGGAAGCCGATAGCTTGCGTCAACATTTGAACACGGTGCAAAACGACAAGGAACAGCTAGAACAGCGTGTGAGCGAATTACGGCAGTATACGGATCAAAAAGTAGGGGAGTTGGGGAAATGATAACAGTAACATTCACAGACGATACCACATCACACACTGTCCACACAAAAGGTGAAGTATTGGATTTGGTTACAAGATATTTTTCAAAAGTCAAAGTCGGTGATTGCGTTCGGATACTAACGGACGGTGGATATATAGGTGGAGAAGAACATATAGGGGAAATTCATGATGTAAAAGAAGTATATCTAGGCGAGGCTGTCGGAGTTCATTGCAGCATGAACGGCGAGTGGAGGTATTGGGCTTACAAACCTGAAGATTACGAACTAGTAAAGGAGTGAAGGCATGAAAGGACTTAGACGATCAGCATTTTTAATCACCATATTTTTTCTGGGCGTTTGGGTCGGCAATCGCCAACAATTACCCGATTGGGCAGTCTACGCATTGCCAATGTCTGTTATGTGGTGGTTGATCAAGTATGACGAGATGGCTTATAAAAGGCGAATAAGAAAGGGAATTAAAAATGCTGATAGAAGAAAAGCTATATCAGTTCCAATGCAAAAGCTGTAATAGAAAGACGTTGATCAACGCAACAGAATTGAAAAAATGTGAGCCATGGAAAGGTCCTTATTGTACGAAATGCGGCAGACGTCTCAAGGAGATAAAGAAATTACATCCAAAAAAATAGCGACTCCGCCGGCAAGCATAGAGTCGCATACAAAAAAATATCTGGCTACATTGTAGCACGAGAGGAGAAATATTCAAATGATTTCTATTGCAGGGTTGAACGACGATATATACACATCAATGCTAATTAATGCTCAAGAGAGAGTGATAGACAATATCTTGAATGCTGCTAAACAAGGAAGAACCAGCATCACGATCGTAAGTAAAGGCTTAACGCCTACATTTTTGGCACAACTACAAAATGAAGGTGTAGATAACTTGGTTCAGGAAGACGGACGCTATAAATTGTTTTGGGAATTTTAAGAGGTGATCGACATGAATGATTTTGATTCATTAGGCGCTCGTCAACAACCAGAAATCGATCCAATGCCAATCTCTATAGATTGGAAAGGCGATCCGTTATACAGGGGCGATGTTGTGTATTCAACAGATATAGGCCTAGTACATGAGGACCAGATACTCGACTATGTAAAAACGAATTATAGAAAAATAGAAATTGGAGGAATTTAAAAATGGCAAATGATTTAACTCAAACAACGCAACGTTCATTAGACGAGCAAGTAATTGGCAATCTAGATCGGTTAAAAGATCAAGGGCTAGAAATGCCACCAAGTTACAGTCCTCAGAATGCTTTGAAGAGTGCTTTCTTTGAACTCACCAACAATACTGCAGGCAATTTGCTTCAGGCGGCTGCTAATAATCAAGAAATGAAGACATCAATTTCTAATGCTTTGTTGGATATGGTTATCCAAGGCTTATCACCTGCGAAGAAACAATGCTACTTCATCAAGTATGGAAACAAAATACAGCTTATGCGTTCATATTTTGGCACCATGGCGGTTCTTGATCGTGTGACTGGCGGTGCAGACATTACCCCTGTAGTGGTTCGAAAAGGCGATGATTTTCAAGTAGGGATGGATGGGCCGAACATGGTAGTCACTAAACACGATACCAGTTTTGAAAATCTGGATAACGAAATTGTTGCTGCTTACGTAGTGATCAAGCTTGCTAATGGCAAAGAAACCACAACGGTCATGACCAAGAAACAAATTGATCAAAGCTGGTCTAAGTCAAAAATGAAAGGTTCTGGTCCACAAAAAGAATTTCCCGAAGAAATGGCCAAGCGTACAGTAATTAATCGAGCGGCGAAAGGTTTGATTAACACAAGTAATGATAACGACTTATTCGTTCAAGCGGCCAAAGATACTCTTGAAAATGAATTTGACGATCGTGAAATTAAACAAGCAGAGCCGGTAAAGGTCCAAGCAATCGAAAACAAGCTTCAACGAAAAATGGGTATCAAGCAAGCAGAACCAGTTGAACAAGATCATACAGTCGAAGACCTGATGAAGCCTAAAGAAAATATTAAGCAGGAACCGGAAGAACAATCTGTTGACCTTGAATCGTTAGAAGAAGCAGATCCTGTTCAAGGTGATCTTGGCATCATTCCTAACTTTGACAGAGAGGAAGGTGCCGATGATGAAGGAATCCTCAAAGAAGAAGATTATCCTTTCTGATGATAATTACTACGGCAATGAAGCGGACTGGCAATACATGTCTGTTTCTCAATACAAAAATTTCCTAAAATGTCCTGCGGCGGCTTTAGCCAAACTAAACGGTGACTGGCAACCATCATCTGATCCAATCGCTTTACTAGTTGGAAACTACGTCCATTCTTATTTTGAGGATCTAGCGGTTCATGAAAAGTTCAAGGAAGAAAATAAAAACAGGATGTTTTCTTCTCGGAAACCCTATGGGCTTTTGAAAGATTTCAAAATTGCTGAACAGATGATTGATCGACTGATCATTGAAGATGCGTTCTTGAATTTGTATCAGGGCGATAAAGAAGTGATCGTAACGGGCGAATTATTCGGTGTCGAGTGGAAGGGTAAGATTGATTGCTTAAATCTTGAAGATGATTATTTCGTGGATATCAAAACAAGTAAAGATATTCATGAAAGAAAATGGAATGAAGTATACGGACAGCGATGCACCTTCATTGAGAATTTTGGTTACGTCTTACAGATGGCTGTCTATTGCGAGTTACTCAAACAACAATACGGCAAAGAGTTTGTTCCTATAATAGCTGCGGTATCGAAACAGACACCAAGTGAAGCGCAGTTGATCACGCTGGACGAAGACAAAATGTCATTCGAGTTAATCAATTTAAGGGATAACATCGATCGTATACAAAAAATCAAAATGGGCCAAGAAAAACCAGAAGCTTGTGGAACTTGTGATTATTGCCGGGAGCATAACCGTATAACCGGATTTACAAGTATGAACGACTTGTAAGGTGGTGATTTAAATGGCAGAAGGATGGGTCAAGCTTCACCGGTCAATTACTGAAAATTGGATATGGGATAATCCCCACTATTTAAAATGGTGGCTTGATTTGATTCTAATGGCTAACCACAAAGAGAGGAAAATCCTGTTTAACGATTCGATTAGATCTGTTGGTATAGGTGAACGTGTAACGTCTGAACAGAAATTAGCAGAACGTTGGGGAGTAAGTCGAAATACTGTTCGAAAGTTCCTTAATTTACTAGTTAAAGATGACATGATTTCTTTAAAAAAATCAAGACAAACTGGGACAACGTACAAAATCAATAACTACAACGTTTATCAAGCTTTTTCAGAAGAAAAAAAACATCAAACTGAACAACGGTCTGAACATCAAAAGGACAACGGACTGAACATAAACAAGAATGAGAAGAATGAGAAGAATGAAAAGAATAATAATAGTCCTCGTAACACACGCAAAAAGCGTGTCTACGAAGACGACGACCCTAATAAAATTCTTGCAAAAACTCTTTTCAAACTAATCAAAAAGAATCAAGACATCAAAGAACCTAATTTGGATGATTGGGCGAATACAATTCGCCTAACAATCGAATCCGATAAAAGATCAGGCAAAGAAGTTCAAGAAATGATTGTTTGGGCAACACAACATGTGTTTTGGAATGGCGTAATCTTATCACCTTCCAGTTTGAGAAAACACTTTGACAAGATGAGGGCTCAAAAGAATAACCCCGGCAATAAAAATAGTGGTCAGCGGTTGGAAAGCCAAAACTATGATGATTATGACGATCTACCAATTTAGCGGAGGTGAAACATGGAAAGTCTAGCAGCAGGTATGCAGATACTGATTGAAAAAGTTCTGGTTGTTCGTGGCGAATGTCCTGATTGCCAAAAACCATTATATGGATATAAAGCAAAAAATAAAGACGGAACAGAAAGATGCGCACCGGTTTGTATGGCTTGCGGTTATTACGATATGCGGCGCAAAGAAGATATAGAAACCGAACGAATTTACAACGAAAGTTTAAAGAACAAAGCAATCAACTTCTTTAAATTCGGGTCTGTGGTCACAGATAAAAGCCTATTTGATTGTTCTTTCGAAAACTACAAGCTGATCGATGCAGAAACAGAAACTGCTGCTGGTATTGCGAAGAGTTTTGTAGAGGCTGTTTTAAAAGGTGAACCTAAGCACTTTGCTTTGAATGGCAAATCTGGTAGTGGAAAAAGTCATTTAGCTATGGCTGCGACGTGGGAAATTATCAAGCAGTCAGACTACGACAAAAAATGTCTGTTCATTAGCTACCGTGAGTTGTTAGAGCAAATCAAATATTCGTTTAATGACGAGCAGTTGAGAAAAGAAATCCAAGGTTCGTTGATGAAAGATATTAAGACAGCTGATCTAGTCGTTATTGATGACTTAGGTTCTGAACTTGGTGGGACCAAATTTAGCAGCAGCACAAATTTCAACAACGATACTTTGAACTCGATTTTGGAAGCGCGTCAAAATCAGGCAATCATCTTAACGACAAATTTGACGGGAAATGAAATGCGTGAAGCCTATGGCGAAAGAATAGTATCTCGATTATTCAAAAATTCAAAAGGTTTTGCGTTTAAGTTCGTAACTACAGCAGATAAACGATTAAGGGCGGTGTAGCTATTGGTTCCAAAAACTAGAAGTAAGTACGGAAATACTAAACATGAAGTAGACGGCATTCTCTTTGATTCAAAAGCCGAAGCCAGATACTATAAGATTTTGAAGCAAAAAGGAATAAGTTTTTTACCGATATCTGAAAACTTTTGCGAAATGCAGAAAAATATGGTTTTGCAAGATGGATTTTATAGCGATGGGCTGAAGGTGGCACCTATTCATTACCGAGCGGATTTCGTCATTTATGAAAAAGGCAAGCTGGTTAAGGTAGTCGATGTTAAAGGATATCAAGATGCAATCTCAATGTTGAAAATGAAAATGTTCGCCAGTCGATATGGGTTCCCAGTGACTTTTGCAAAATTTAATTCTAAAACCAATAAGTTCGAGGAAATGAGTTGCTTCGAATCAGCCCGCCAGCAACGCAAGAGAGCGACTGAGCGGCGTAAGAGAAAACTATCCAAGGAGGGAAATTAAATGGAACAGGCGAAAGATTGGAGCGTTCAAGTGCTAGATGCGCAGGGTGACGTTAAGCTGCAAGCTGAAGCATTCGGCACTGAAGAAAAAGCATTGGGATTATCTCGCACGTTGGAACAAAAATGGAGAAGCCAAAAAGAAAAAGATATTCGTTCCGCTGAGCGATATGTACCTACAGCTGTACGATCAAAAAAGAACCTAATTTAGAAAGAAGGTAAATAAATGCTAGATATGAATGTATTGAATTATAGAATCACAAGTGATTCTTCTTCGGTTCAAGTCAACAAATCAAAATTTAGCGAAAAAAAAGGTGAGGAAGTTCTGTCGCTGGTTGGATATTACCCAACTATTGAAATGGCTTTAAGAGGAATACAAAGGGATTATACATTAGGAGAAGAAACTGACATCAAAACAATCGAAGATTATCGAGTGGCATTAGCCGATATTTTCGAGGCATTTCAAAATGAACTAAAAATTGGAGGAAAACAAAAATGACTAAACAAGTAAATTTCAGACCAGAGGTAAAAAAGGCTACATCGAAATCAAACGGTAACGTAGAAGTGTTGTTGGTGGTGAATAATGGATCGCTGAAAGGCCGTTATGACGATCTGAGCGACTTTCTAGGCAAAACGGTATCAGTTACAATCCAACCCGAAACTGTCGGCTACACGCTTCCTGTTAACAAGCAAACTAAACGTCCAAATATCAATTATGAAGTGAATAGCGACGGAACGATTGAAATCCTGAAAGAAGAGCAAACTTCGTTAGATGTTGGTGATGGTGTCGAAGAAATCGAAGTGATTGAGATCCAGGTTTCAAAAGATACGATCGATGAGTTTATTAAAAAAGCTACTTCGTTGCAATTGCCAGACAGCATCACAATCAATCCTCGGGACGTGTTAATACAAATTGAAGACGGGGAAAAACTCTCTGAAGTAGCTGCTGTTTATGAAATGTCTGAAGATGCATTGATTGATCAGATTGAAATTTCTCGTCAGTACTTCGCACCATTCGCTGATACTTGGAGCAAGAAAAAAGAAGATGTGATCTTTAAAGAATCATTAGGTGATTCGGATGGGGATGAATGACGGCAAAATAATCATCTTGGAAGATGCTAAATTCTATTGGAGCGTTGGCGTGATAAATCAGGCAAAAGATTTGTTCTTAAAAGGATTTAAGCCCAGCGAAGTTGCTCAAATCATGAATGAAGATCCAATTGATATTGGATTGTTGTATCTGCACTTACTGAAGTCTAAGCAACTCAAGAAGGTGTTTTGATGAAATGTTATCGATGTAAAGGCGAAAGAATTGTTTGGAAAGAAGATAAATATGGTCGGGCAGTAGCTAATAGCTGTCCGATCTGCAATAAGAATGGCATACCAATCAGAAAGGAAACGAGGGATCTCAAAGATGGACATCATAGAGATATTTTGGACAAACGTTGAATGGCATATGGAAAATAAAAATCTTTCGCTCAGGCAATCGCACGAAAATGCTCTAAAGAAAAGAGCAGGGATCCAATTAAGGACAGTTGAGGAAATAGCTAAATGCCTGAAAATAGATGATTACTCAGTTTTGTTCGAAAAGGTAGATTGAGTCAGTAATCGGAAGAAATACACAACTAGGAGGAAACAATATGAAAATTGATATCGAGATTATTGAAGAAATGTTGCGAAAGAGTAAATCGGATATTTATCCTGAAGACTATTTAGGTGAGTGCGAAGTAGAAGAAAATTCCGAAGAAGAAGAGTTCATCTATGAAAACTTTACTAGTATCAATAACTACATCATTAAGCGATTAGAAACAAGATTAGCTTTTATGAAGCACGGTCTTAAAAATGAAGTCAATAATCCACCAAAATAACCAACTTTAGAGAAGGAGGAAGCTTTATGGAAATCGAAAATAAAGAAATGTTAATTAAATATGAATTAGCATTAAATACAGCTATTGATATTTTGGGAAATAACGAAATATGTGACATTTTAGAAGATTTAGTTACAAAAATTGGAGAGTGTATTAATGAGTATTAAGAATGATAAGTATCAAATAATTTATGCAGATCCGCCATGGCAGTATAAATCAAGAATGGCTTTGGGGAAAGGGGCAAAAAAAAGCTCCGCTGAGGATTATTATCCAGTAATGGAAATGCATGAAATTGCTAGTTTGAAAGTAAATGAAATTGCTGATCAGGATTGTGTTTTGTTTATATGGGTAACCATGCCGAAGATTTTTGAAGCGAAACAAATTATTGAGAGTTGGGGGTTTAATTATAAAACTTGCGCCTTTACTTGGGTGAAAAGAAATAAGATTTTTAACCAAAAACGGTATGAAGATCGAGGGATTGACGATTTTATGGGGCAAGGACGCTGGACTAGAGGGAACGCTGAATTATGTTTACTAGCAACAAAAGGTAACCCTAAAAGAATCTCTGCAAAAGTACGCCAAATCGTCCATACGCCCATAGAAGCACATAGTAAAAAACCAGACGAAGTACGAAAAAGAATAGTAGAACTATTAGGTGACCTCCCAAGAGTCGAACTATTTGCAAGGGAGAAAAAAGATGGATGGGATTCTTGGGGGAACGAAATACAATCAGATGTGGATTTATCATACTAAACTAAGATTCTAAATCAACCAAAATAGTCCGCTATCCGACGAAATAGCAGAAAGCGAGGAATGATTATGAGTGAATTAATAAAAAGATTGAAAGAAGAACGTATTCAAGGAAGCAGCGCTGTACTCAATTACTCGAACTTTGATTATTGGGTAAATTGGGACGATATTGTTGAAATTGTTGAAGATCACGATCAACCGCAACTCAACGAGAATCAGCAGATTGTGCTGGATTATTTAAAGGAGATAACAATAGAAGATGTTTCGCCGATGCGGGCAATGGAATTTTTGAAATATGAATTGAAACCAAATGAGTATGGCGGATTCCAAGCTAGCACAGTGGGGGAAGCTTTTTATAAGCTTAATAACAAGGAAGAAGCCCAAGTTCTAAAAGTGTTCAGTCAATGGGTTTTGGAACAGGAGGAAGAGTGATGGCGAGACGTCATAAATTGAAAATATTACCCGAGTATTTTGAAGCAGTTGTTTCAGGAAAAAAGACTTTTGAAATCAGGATGAATGACCGTGATTTTCAAGTTGGGGAGGAAGCTCTACTGGAAGAGTGGATACCTTCTGAAGGATATACAGGCGCGAGAGCACTGGTAAAGATCACATATGTTACTGACTATGGGCAGCAGATAGGTTTCGTTGTGTTTGCTCACGAATTGTTATGGCACGGAACGAAGGAGGAAGAGTGATGAACATTGAAGAATATGCGGAACAGACTATTGTAAAACTAAGGGAAGCTAATTTATTACTTAATAAGATTTATGAAAAAGATTCATTTGCAAGAGAAGTTCAAGATGATATTTCTGAGATCATGGATACGTTACGGTATAGATATTTAAGTCAAGAAGAAGAGATTTAAGTCCACAATCGTCAGCGATAGCAAACAGGAGGGATAAGTATGAAATACATCATTGCCACTGACAACGAGGAACAAGGCTGGCTTGATTCCTTTAATGATTGGGCAAATTTTTCATACAAAATGAATCAAGAAGTCAAAGAAGAAGATCTGGATTCTGTAAGGAAAAATATTTACAGATTCAACAATGTAGTTGCTTGCGGGCCCGCTATTCGTTTGATTGAAAAGGAGGGATAAGATGGTAATAAGATATAGAGCATGGGATAAGGAAGAAAACCTTTGGATTAAGATTGCATCTTTGGGTTTTGATGAAGAAGGGGAAATGTGGTATTTAAGTCCGGTTATGGACGATTTTAATCCAGTTTATTATGAAAATGAACTTGGTAAAACATGGGAAATAATGCAATCCACTGGCTTGAAAGGTTATATGTCAGATTCACACAATGACGATGAAGAAAAGGATGTTTATAGAGGTGACATCATTGATATCTTTTGGGAAGAGTGGCCAATGGGCTATTACCAAGAAAATCATATGATCGGTGTGGTTGATAAAGACGAAACAGGAACTGCATGGATAATCAAAGATGCCAAGTATGATTTCGCCACTCCCAAACCTATACCTAGTGAAATTGATGGTATTTCTGTTTCCATGAGTTTACCTGATGCGGAAGATTTAGAAGAAATATTTTTGCACAATTTTAACTTAACATCAAGCGATATAACTATTTTAGGCAACATCTACGAGAACCCAGAACTATTGGAGCCAGCCAATGAAAACTAGCCAAGCAATCATATTGATACTGCTGACGATCGCTGGCCTAAGTTGGCTATCCTATACAATAGTGGACCAACAGGAACAAATTGAGCAGTTACAAGAACAGCTGCAGCATGAGCAGATGAAGTACAAGATTATTATCAACGATCCATTAACTAGGGATGCTATGGAAGCAGGAGGGTAACTATGACAATCGCATTGTTTATTTTTGTAGGATTTGTGGCTCTTTTATTCATTGGAGTCATCATAGGAAAGTCAATAGATGAAAGTGAGGATAAGTATATTGGGAAAGACTAAATCAAAAGTGAAAAAGAAGAAGCGGCGGCTTCAGGAAAAAGCCAAAGCAAACGGCACAGCAAACAGGAAAGTGCTTGGCAATGATCTAAAAAGTTTGATTATGGATGAAGCCAATGGACACGCGGCTCATTTTGACAAATAAAAAAAGCCACTACCTTTTGAGTAAGTGACCTACGACAAGATTATTTTACCATAAAAGGGGTGGCGTTTGTGAGGTTTCAATGGCTTAAAAACTATCAAGATTTAGAAGAACAAATTCTCTTCATGAAATGGAATCTTAACAAGAGTAAATTGGAATTAGATCGATGGGTCAACGGCGACTTAGCAAACGTACGCCTTGAAAAGAACTCACGATCATCATCACTTGAAGAGAGCATAGAAATAATCGAGAGAGAGATATTAGTCCTAGAATGTGAGAAAGCAGAACTGTTGGAACTGATTGACTCATTCAACGGTACCGATAATAAAATCGTTAAATTGAAATACATTGAGGACATGGACGTATATGACATAGCAGATGAAACAGGCTACAGCGTGTCGTACATTCGCAAGAGACACACAGAGATTCGTAAGACACTTTCATTCGTTGATGAATACGAATCACGACGAGAGGAACGCTTGAAGAAACAAGAAGAAATGGACTACTATTCAGCAGACCAGGATCAATTAAGTTTGTTTTGATGTTGCCACAAAATGCGACCTCTATCACAGTGTATATTTCTTGATTTAAACAGGTTATATTAATAGCGTAGAAGAAACGGAGAGACGGTTGTTGGACTACTCACACTATTCCAAATACCGAAAGGGGGCTAATCCCTCATCGCTTTACTTCTTTGACAGGAATAGAAAGACAGCACAAATTTTTGAATCGAGGTGAATCTCCTCATTTCAGAATTCGCTAGTGCTGTCTTTTTGTTATTGCTTTCATAAAGAATTATATGTATGATAATTCTAATAATGAAACAGGAGGCTATTTCATGGAAGTTTTTTTAAGTTGGTCAGGAGAAAGAAGCAGATATTTAGCTAAGTCATTTAATGAATGGTTACCTAGCGTATTACAATATGTTAACCCATTTATGTCAGAGCAAGATATAGGATTGGGAACTCGATGGTCTACAGATATTGAAGATAATCTTCGATCAAATAATTTTGGAATAGTATTTGTAACCCCTGAGAATATAGATGCACCTTGGATAAACTTTGAAGCGGGAGCATTATCGAAAAATCTTCAATCAAGATTAGTGCCTATTATTTACGATTCAGATGTTACTCTGCTTAGTTCTGGACCATTGAAACAATTTCAATCTGTTAAAAAATTTGACAAGGATTCAATACATGATCTTATTAAGAATATAAATTCTGTTGCTGATGATGACTATAAACTAAGTCAAGAAAGATTAGATTCCTCATTTGAAAAGTGGTGGCCGGACCTAGATAATACATTAAAATCTACCCCTGAAATAAAAGAAGTCGAAGATGATGAGACTCAGAATGATTTTGATACCCAGGCTTTAAAACTTATACTCAATAAACTTGAAACGTTGGAGAGAAGAGATTCTTCTTCATTAAATACTTCAGATAGAAGGTTATCGAAACAGTACAATGAATTAATAGAATTAAATAATGTTATCTATGATTTAAAGCTAAGAGCCAATTTGCTACCTGATACATTAAATTCATTTAACCCAGATATATCTGATGATGAAATAGCTAAGATGAAAAACAACCAAATCATATTCATTGAGCGCATTAATTTATTGGTCGATATGGTAACCGATATGCTAAAAAAATATGAAAGATATCGCTAGCAAAATATAAAAAATATTTATATTATGCTAATCCAAATTTGAATATTAAAAATAAGTAGCCAAACGTTTTATTTGGCTACTTATTTTTATAGGAGTTGTAAACATAATGAGACAACAAAACGATAAAAAGAAATCTAATCAATTAAAGCAAGATGACTTCATCAAGATGCTAACTCAGTTACGAGAAGAGAAGGACATGGATGCTATTTCTGATCTGTTCTGGAAAGTCATAACTGCATACGGGCTGAAGGTAGATGAACTTGCAGCACTGAACTATTACATGATGAAGCGATCACTTGAGGCACCAGTGAATGCTACGTTTATAAAAGAACGTATGGACCTTGATGTTAATCAGCTTGGAGTAGACGGTATCTTACAAGTGCAGCGCGCCTTGGTAAATGTTTACGTTGAGCAGTTAGCCAAAGATCAATGATACCTGTTGTCAAAACCAAAGCAGATCGTGCTAGGTTTTATGGATCGACCAAGTGGCGCAACCTAAGACAGTCTATACTTGAGCGAGATCACTATGAATGCTTGTGGTGTAAAGCTGAAGGCAGACTGACAACGCAGTATGATTCCATACTGGAGGTCGATCACATCAAAGAGTTGGAAACAAATCCAGAGTTGGCATTTGATCCAGACAATCTAAGAACATTATGCAAGGACTGTCACAACAAGCGACATGATCGGATGAAATATCGTGGGCAAGCTAAGAAAAGAAAGTGGGATGATGAATGGTGGTAGAGGGGATTCTTACAATCATTATATCTGTAATAGTTTATGTGGCAATACCGGGTCAAATCAAGGTCATTGAAACAAGGGATGGTGGAGATGTTTTTTACGTGCTGGTCGCTTGTATTTATCAGGTGTGATTTTCATATTATTTTTACGAGGAGTTTATCTGATTATAGATAGTTTATAGGAGGGGTATCAATGCCAAGTAAAACATCAAAGGAATTCGTTGAAGGCAGCAATGTGACTGTTAACTTTTCTTCAAAGGGATATGAGGAATGGGAGCAGGCAGTTAATGAAATCGTGGAAGCAACTGAAGAACTTAAATGTGGGCTAGATTTTTCTATGAGTCCTGATGTAACAGTAATTAGAAACCAATCTGGAGATAGGTATTTGGTCAATCGATCTGAAGATGAGGAGGTAATGAATCAATGAGTAAAGATACAATAGCAAACAAGAAAGAACTTGATCAGAATTTAATTGACAAAGCTATTGGTAAGTTGCATCGATTAAGATCAGCAGTAACCGAAGGAAGTATATCATTAGTTGATGGACGAGTCGAAGATACTTGGAACTTGTTGCAGTTTGATGAGCTTGTATGCAATGTACTATCGATTGACATTGATTATGTAGGCAATGTTTTCACGGAACAGAATCCCAAAAACGATTAGAAAATCAAACCAAAGTGGGGAATACATACCCCCCGGTCGAATTATTTTGGAGTCAAATCCCAAAATTGGGAACCGGTGGATGGGGTCAACTCCGCAGATGTATTCATTATTTTTCACACAACCCCACCCCGGGCTAGAAAGGAAGTGATTGTATGGCAGATTTAAAAAAGAGAAATAAGCTAGTTGCTGCCGAAGAAAAGCGGCTAAGCAAATTGTTTGAAGATATTGACGGGGACAAAAAGAAAGTCGTATCTGGTTTAATTACACAAGCAGCGCGGTTGAAAATTCTTCTTGATGAGATGTGGGTTGATATTTCTGAAAAAGGCGACTATGAACTTTTTTCTCAGTCAGAAAATCAAATTCCTTACGAGCGTGAGCGACCGGTTGCGAAACAATATAATTCTCGTGATCAATCTTATCAACGCGTGATTAAACAACTCACTGATTATTTGCCGGCCGAAAAGCAAAAACCTGCTCAAAATGCCGCGTTGGATGGCAGTGATTTGTTATGACGATGTTGCAACCTTATTTTTTTGATGAATACGTTGATCTATATGAGCGAGGCATTATCCCATTTAACAAAGAACGAATACAACTGATTGATTATTTAAAAAAAGAAGTCCTGATTCGAGATGATATTTATTTCGATGATGAAATGATACAAAAGTTTGTGCGATATGCCGAAAAAAACTTTTTCCCATTAGCTAAATATCAAAAATTTATCACCCCTTTCATTTTCTGCTATCAAAAAGAAGATGACGAGGTGTTTTTTGATGAGATTTTAAACTCTATCGCTCGCGGAGGCGGAAAGAACGGTTTTATGTCTGCACGCGATTCTTTTTTTATTAGCCCTCTATACAACGTTAGAAATTATGATGTAACAATTACTGCTAACTCAGAAAAACAAGGGAAAGTTAGTTTCAAAGAAGTTTATGAAATGGTTCAAATGAACCGATTAGAAACGCAATTTTATCTTACAAAGATGGCTATAACCAACCGAGTTACTAATTCTATTTTTAGCTATCGTACAAATAATCCGAAAACAATGGATAGTGCACGTGACGGTTGTTTGGAGTTTGACGAGATACACCAATTTGAATCGTCTGATTTAGTAGATATCCAACGAAGCGGACTCGGTAAAATAAAGAATCCTAGAACTTTTTATAATGGAACGAACGGACATGTGCGTGAAGGGTTTTACGACAAAATTCTCGAGAGGGCGCAAAAGATATTCAGTGGAGAAAATAAAAACGATAGGCTATTTCCTTTCATCTGCAAAATAGACACGATTGACGAAATGGACAATCCAAAAATGTGGTCAAAAGCTAATCCGATGTTTGAGGAAGATACGTCTTATTCGAGACGCTTATTTTCAACTGTTAAAAAAGAATATGACAAACTTCAAGAAGAGCCATCTGGAAGAAGAGAATTTGTCGTTAAACGAATGAACTTTACAGAAGGAGATTCGGAAAAAGATGTTACAACTCACAAAAAGCTAATGGCGACTAATCAACCTATACCAGATTTGAAAAATCATTCTTGCGTTGCGGGTTTTGACTATGCAAGCATTCGAGATTTCGCAACAGTCGGATTGCTTTTCAAGGAGGATGACAAGTACATTTGGTTTCAGCATAGTTTCGCAAGGAAACAGTTTCTGGATACATTTAAATTGAAAGCACCTATCAAAGATTGGGAATCCAAAGGTCTAGTAACCATACTTGATGAACCGTCTATCGACCCTCGTCATTTAGTGGATTGGCTTGTGGAAAAAAGGAAACATTACAACATTGAGATTGTGGCGTCTGATGGATTTAGAATGGATTTGTTACGGCCGTTGCTTGATGAGAATGAATTCGCTAATGAATTCTTCAGAAACCCAAGGGGAGTTCAAGCTAAAGTAGCGCCAATCATTGAAGATGGATTTGCAAATGAACGATTTATTTTCGGTGACGACCCTATGATGCGATGGTACACGAACAATACGTATATCAAAGAAGACAGTTTAGGAAACAGAACGTTTTTGAAGAAGGAGCCAATACGACGAAAAACAGATGGCTTCCACGCTTTCTTGGCTGCTTTGTACAAAAGAGAGTTGATTGCCGAAACTATCGATTATGATGATGCTTTTGATATGTTGGATGAGATTGAATTTTAGAAAGTGAGTGATCACTATGTATAAACCTCAATATCTTAATGTAGAGCGTGTAAAAAATAATGTAATGGCTGGTAATACAGTCTATTTCACAAAAGTAACTTCAACACCTTTGGGATACAAGAAGAAACCACCTGAACAACTCCAAAATAAATCAGGTAGGCGATTTGCCGGAAAGTGAAGGTGATCCATATATCTAATCCAATTGAAAGGTGGTGAAAATATGTGAGTTTATTTGATGTCTTTAAGCAGTCCATACGTAATGAAGAACCTTCAGACTGGATTCCCGATCTCGTCTATGGGGATGATGAGTCCGCTCGAGCATATCTGAAAATTATGGCTAAGAACACAGTGCTTGATTTTGTAGCAAGAACAATGTCCACGTTGGAAGTAAAATTCAAAAACAAAGATGGCACAGCTGATTGGGAATACATTTTGAATGTTCGACCCAACAATGATATGTCGGCTGCAACATTCTGGGAAAAGTTTTTCTACCGACTCATGGATGACAACGAAGTGCTAGTCATTTTTACTGAAGATAACCAATTGCTGATTGCGGATGATTTTTCTCGTACGGAATATGCCGTTTACGATGATGTGTTCACTGGCGTGACTGTAAAGAACTATGTGTTTCAAAAAAGCTTCAATATGTCAGATGTGATCTACATTGAATACAACAATGATAAACTTGATTGTTTTACAAAGGGGTTGTTCGAGGACTATTCCGAGTTATTTGGTCGAATCATTGAAATTGCAATGCGAAACAACCAAATTCGCGGATCGGTGTCTATCGATTCAACCGGAAGTATTAACGAAGAAAAAGGGAAAGACGGCAAGACACGTAGCCAAAGGTTACAAGAGTATATCGACAAGGTTTATAATGCATTCAAAACAAAATCAGTAGCTATCGTAGCAAAAATCAAAGGATTCGAGTACGAGGAATACACCAACAAACAAGGGGTTTCCAATCAATCCCTTGATGAGCTGAACAAAATGAAAACATCGTTAATCGATGATGTAGCCAACGCCATAGGAGTTCCTACGGCGCTTATTTATGGTGAAAAAGCTGAACTTGATTCTAACCTTCAAGCCTTTCGGAAGTTGTGTATCGCACCACTAATGAAGAAGCTTGAGGATGAACTAATGGCGAAAATTATTACTAAAAAAGAATACAAGAACGGCGAACGTATCAAAGTTTCTAAAGTATTGCCTGTCAGCATTCTGGAAAACGCTACTCAGATCGATAAGATCGTTTCTTCTGGAACGTTCTTGCGTGACGAAGTGCGTGAAGTGACTGACTATGATCCGTTACCAAATGGTGAAGGCCAGCAACTGATTATGACTAAAAACTATGAAAAAGTGAAGGGAGGTGAGAACGAAAATGCCGAAAGTTAAAAAAGTACCGTTTCAATTTACCAACGAGATCCAAAATGGTAAGCACATTCTCACCTTGAGTGGCAATGTCCAAAAGAAATATTGGCGTGATGATGATGTCATTAATGCGAAAGATATCCGAGAATCACTGGATACAGTCACAGATGATATCGTGATCAAACTGAATAGTCCTGGCGGAGATGTGTTTGAAGGGATTGAAATTTACAACTACCTAAAAGATCACCCATCAAATGTCACTGTCGAAGTAACTGGTTTAGCAGCAAGTGCCGCAACCTTCATCATTGCTGGCGCTGACGAAGTGATCATGAATGTTGGCACTTCATTGATGATTCACGAAGCTTCTACCTTTGCTTGGGGGAATAAACAGGATATCCAAAAAACGCTGAACGCTTTAGAAACTATCGATGATTCAATTTTAGCAATTTATTCAGACAAGACCGGTCAATCAGCTGATCAGTTGCGTGAATGGATGAATGAAGAAAAATGGTTCACAGCAGATGAAGCTGTAGAGTTTGGATTTGCTAATTCTGTAAAACGTGCCGAACCTCAAGAAGAACCGCAGGACATTGCATCAATGATTCAAGATGCAGTTGCTGTTGCCATGGCTAATTTAAGTCAACCGGTAATAAATCAAGTTGAACAAGAACCAAAACCAAAATCATTAATCGCACGATTGCGAAAAGGAGAATAAATTATGTTAAAAATTACAGATAAAACTGCAGATGCGAAGAAAGCCTTTAACGCTATTTCTGCAAAAGAAGATGCAACACCTGAACAAGTAAACGATGCTTTAGAAGCTTATGTCACTGCGATTGCAGAAGATGCAGGAAAACAAGTGCGGGAAGAATATAACGAATTAAAAAACGTTACTGATAATCGTGTCTTAGAAGCACGCGGCATTCCGACCTTAACTGCAGAAGAAACAAAATTCTATAACGAAGCAGTTAAAACTGGCGGGTTTGATTCTGATTTGGTTTGGCCAGAAACTATTTTGGAACGTGTCTTCGAAAACTTGCAAAAAGATCACCCAATTTTAGGTATCATCAATTTCACACCTACTGTGGGTCGAGTTAAAGTGATTCGTGCTCGCCGATCAGGTGTTGCGGTGTTCGGCCCATTACACAAAGACTTAGAAGGACAATTGGATGCTAAGTTCGGCGCTGCTGAATTCGTTCAACTTGCATTGACTGCATTCTTCTTGATTTCAAACGACACTCTTGATTTGGGTCCTCGTTGGATTGATCGTTTCATCAACATTTCTTTGACTGAAGCAGTGCGTGACATTTGGGCTGAAAAAGTTATTACTGGTACTGGTAACGACGAACCTGTTGGTCTTTTGAAAGACCTTGACGGCGCCGTAACTGCTGGTGAGTATCCAGATAAAGCATCCGCTGGAACTTTAACATTTGCAAAAGATACAATCGTTACTGAACTTGCTGGCGTAATGAAGAAATTGTCTAAGTACACTTATAAAATCGATAAAAACGATGCTGGAACTACTGAATACCGAAAAGTATCTGGAAATGTATATTTGATTGTTAATCCTGTCAACTACTACGATATTATTGCTGCAGTAACTTTTGCGAACCTTAACAACGTATACGGTTCAAACATGCCGTTCATCAATGTTGATCATATTATTGAGTCTGTTGATGTACCAGAAAATAAATTGATCGCATTTGTTGGCGGCGAATATGAGGCAACGCAATCTCGTCCAGAAAAAGTGTATGTTTACAAAGAAACTTTTGCGATGAAGCGTGCAACACTATACGCAATTGATATGTTGGGTAATGGCTACCCAACGAACAACGATGCTGCTCAAGTCTATGATTTAGACTTTACGCCAGCACAAGGTGGCACGGGGGAGTAACAACGCCTAACGCTCGTATGGCGACTGTAGACTATTCTAGCCTTACGGTTCCAGAACTAAAAGCGTTGTTAGACGAGCGTGCAATCGTTTATGCAAGCAACGCTAAGAAGCAAGATTTGATTGATCTATTGGAGGGATGACGTATGAACGATCCAGTGTTTATTGATGAATTCAAAGATCGCTTTCGTATTTTTCATTCATCCGAAGATGAAAGTATTGGCAAACAACTAGAAAGCGGGTTTGCCGATATCAAATCAATTATTGGAGAGTTTGATCCTACGAAGTATGAAAAGGGCAAAGAATTAGTCTATGAGCGCACTCGTTATTTAAGGAACGAGGCGCTCGAATACTTTTATGACAACTTTCAGATGATGATAATGGACGCTTCAATTGACTTGGTAGGTGATCAAGTTGCCGATTAAAACAAAATATGAAAGACCAAAAATTGTAGCCGGTGATTTAAATACGCCGGTTACTTTTTTTGAAGTAAAACCCAACGATGGTCCAGAACCAGGTGAGCAAGAAAATAAGAAACTGTATTCTTGCACCTGCTTAGTCTATAACCCTTCTTCTAAAGATAGGGATATCCTTAGCGGCAAAGGAACCAAGAAAGCTGTCACAATCAAGATTCGAGATCCATACACAGACTACTTGCCAAGCAACGCGCATAAAGTCGTCTTAGATGATTTTCGATACAAAGATGATGTATGGGATATTGTAGATTTTGCACCAGATTTGGAGAACAACGACTTTCTCAAGATTATTCTGGGGGTGACTTCATGAGTTTTTCAATCGAGGGTATGGACGAAATTCTAAAGAATATCGAAGCTAAAATCGGCCCAGCAAGAACCACTCGTGTAGTCAATAAAGCACTTAAAAATTACGGTAACGAATTGAAGCAGGATGTCGAAGCGGCAGCGGCAACATATATGGATACAGGGGAAACCCACGATACAGTTATTGTTTCTAGCGTCAAGAAAGGACCGCCCAAGCGAATTGAAGTTGGTTGGGGTCAAGGTTCTCGTTGGCGTTTAGTCCATCTAAATGAATTCGGTTATACACGATTCGGCAAATATGTCAGCCCTAGAGGGATGGGTAAACTTCAAGGAGTAGTTGATAAAACAGAGGGTTCAGCACTTCAAAAATTGCGATCAGATATGGAGGAGTTGGCACGATGAAAGATATGATGATGGAAGTCTATAGTGTTTTGTCTGCTGATCCTACGATTGCAAAAGAAGTGACAGCAAAGAATATCAAATTCTATGAAGTACCTGAAAGCTTCGATTCGACCAAACCTTTTATTATCATCGATACACCACTTGGACCGCCAACTAGTGCTTACTATGCAGCCAACAAAGAGATGTCGCAAACATTCAGTTATCAGATTAATGTCGAAACCCAATCTAGGATTTTGACGAAAGAAATTGCTAAAGCAGTGAAAGCAGCGATGTGGAAATTCGGCTACACACAGTTGAACGGTGGGCTTGATGAATATTTCCCAGAAACGAAACGCTTTGTGGATGCAAGGCGGTACAGAAAAAACACACAAATTCATGACACTGATTATTAATCGGTGTCTATTTTATTAGGAGGAATTAACAATGGCAGAAACATATGGTTTTAGTACATTATCTACACGGGTCTTGAAAACAGATTTAACACCCGATACATCAAAACAAATCCGAGTGCTTGAAGGTAAACAAAAAGAAGGTGGGCCAACAGCGTTTGATTTGACGGGTCTATCAAAAGAGATTCAAAAAGTTTTCGCAGGAGATCGCGAATATTGGATTGCTGCGAAAGGTACAGGTACGGTCGCGGCTAACTTCGGCTTGCTTGACGTTCCAATTGCTATTGAACAAGAGTTGCTAGGTCTAGTTACTTTCGGCGAGGATGGCGGTATTGATGGATTCGGCGACAAAACAGAGCCACCTTATGTAGCAGCGATAGCTGAAGCAGAAGATTTGTACGGTGAACCTGTCGCGTTTGCAATGTTAGCTGGCAAATTTAATCGGGACGGGTATTCATTGGCAACGAAAACGGATGAAGATTTTACTCCTGAAGCTGGTGAATATGTATTTAATGCTATCACTCGTGATATTACGATCGGTGAAAAAACTGAAAAAATGAAAGTGTTGCGTGCATTTGGTGCAGAAAATGTTGCTTCGTTAAAAACTGCAGTTTTAGGAGCCCCAACTATACCCTAGTGAACCTCAGGAGGAACCTGAGAAAACAAATACAGAAGGTTAGTCTTCGGACTAGCCTTTTTATTTTTGATTAATAGGAGGAAATGCAAATGTCAGAAATTGGAAAAGAAATCAGATTAGATTTAATGGTCAACGGAACAAGAAAGACTTTCACACAAAGCCATGTTCCTTATTCAAAAGCCCTGGATTATACAGACAATGAAGCCAAACTTTTTAAAAAAGACAAGAGTGGCAAGGAAATTGAACCAACACTTAGAGAGTTAACGGAATTTAGAGCAAACTTCGTTGCTGGTTTATTTGATGATAAAGATTTGACGGGCGCTGTGCTTTTGGATGGGCTAGACGCCCTAGAAAAGGACCTGATCATGGAAATTGTCATGTATCGAGTGCTTGGTTATGAGCGCCCAACCGAGGAAGTAGACCCAAAAGAAAAAAAGGACGAAAAATAACCTCGTCCGAACATCATGCACTACAAGTCGATGTTGTGAAATCCATATTGCAAATATATCCACATTGGACGATCAATGACGTTTTAAATACAGACACTTTATATCTGTATGAAATTATGTTTAATCAAACGCCGAAGAAAAAGAAACAAAAAGTAATCAAGCCGTTATCAGATTTAGTGAAAGGGGGCGGATGATTTGGCAGGTGCAACTCCATTAGGAAATATGGTCATCAAGCTAGGTTTGGATGATGCTGATTTTGGGAAAGGCGTTGCCAATTCCAAAAAGCAAATTACATATCTAGCTAAAGAAATGCAAGCAAATATGAAAATTGCCGACATGGCCGGTAATAAATTAGGTAAGTTAGGCACTAAATACGAAAGCTTATCAAAGATTATTAAAGCACAAGAAAATCAAGTCGCCGCCCTCAAGAAAGCCTATGACGAGTCTTTTGTTGATGGAAAAGCGACTGATTCAACTAAACGTCTTGCGGCTCAACTACAGGATGCTAATGGCAAGCTTGCTAATTATAAAACGCAGTTGCAAAATACTGCTGGACAACTTGCCAGGATGCAAGTTGAGACACAAGGCGTGACAGGTTGGCTCAACAAGCAAGGCGATGCGCTTATCAAACAAGGAGAAAAAATACAGAAGTTTGGTAGTGGTGTATCGAAAGTAGGTACTGCTTTAACCGTAGGAGTTACGGCTCCTTTAGTGGCAGGTGCGACCGCAGTTACTAAGGCAGCAATAGAATGGGAATCAGCGTTTGCCGGAGTAAAGAAGACCTCTGATGAAGTTGTAGATAGTAACGGAAATGTTGTCTATTCCTACGATGATTTAGAGGCAAGTTTGAGAGGTCTGGCAAAAGAATTGCCATCTACTCATACTGAAATTGCTGCAGTCGCCGAGGCCGCGGGGCAACTTGGAATTCAAACGCAAGATATTACAGCTTTTACTAAAACCATGATTGATATGGGTGAATCTACAAACCTTTCCGCTGAAGATGCAGCTACCGCAATTGCCAAAATAGCGAACATTACCGGAATGACATCTAGCGAGTATCAAAGGTTTGGATCGTCTGTCGTTGCTTTGGGGAATAATTTCGCCACAACAGAAGCAGATATTGTTCAGATGTCAAATCGATTAGCTTCTGCGGGTACACTGGCAGGTCTAAGTAATCAAGAGATACTTGGGTTAGCTACTGCGATGAGTTCGGTTGGTATCGAAGCCGAGGCTGGTGGTACAGCTATGACCCAAACTCTAACAGCCATTGAGAAAGCTGCTGTAGAAGGCGGGGACAGTTTAGATCAGTTTGCAAAAGTTGCAGGAATGTCATCCAGTGAATTTGCTAAACAATGGAACGAAAAACCTATTGAAGCGATACAGTCATTCATTAAAGGCCTTGGGGAGTTAGATGGAAAAGGCGAATCCGCAACACTGATGCTTGATGAAATGGGCTTAAGCGGTGTTCGCCAATCGAATATACTTAAATCCTTGGCTTTAGCGTCAGACACCCTTTCTGGCGCAGTCGACATGTCAACGCAAGCATGGGAAGAGAATACAGCCTTAACTAATGAAGCTGGAACAAGATATGAAACAACAGAATCAAAACTAAAAATGTTGCGAAATGAAGTTGTGGATGCGGCGATTGAATTCGGGGGACCACTAGTTGACGCATTAAGAGATGGTTTGGAAGCTTCAAAACCACTGATTAAGAGCTTTGGCGATATGGCTAAAGCCTTTAGTTCTTTAGATAAAGAACAACAGCAAAACATTATCAAATGGGGTTTAATGGCAGCAGCTGCTGGTCCAGCACTCAAGTTGCTCGGTGGGGGTATCTCTACCATCGGATCAGTTACAAAAGGTGTAGGAAAATTATCTACAGGAATTGTAAAACTTTTAGCGTCTGCCGCTGAGAAAAAAGCTTTAGCTACATTAGCTACATCAGTCACGGGTGTTGGTACTGCTGCAAGTGGCGCCGCTGGAAGTGCAGGAGTCGGTGCGATGACAACAGCTTTAGGGGCAAGTGGATTAGCTGGAGCACTACCTTTGATTGTTGGTGCTGGCGGATTGCTTGCAGTCGGGTATGGCGCATGGAAATTATTCGGTGAAGAAGCTTGGAATTCTAGTCGACGTGTTCAACGGTGGGGAACTGACGTTGGAGAAGCAACTGACACCGCTTTAGGTAAGGTTCAAACTAATACTCAAACAGCGATTGGTGAGTTCAACTTGTTGGAACAAGGGATTTCTACAAATACCGAAGCTGTAGTCGGCGATTTTGTTACAATGGGCAATTCTATTGAAACTAATTTGGTAAATAAAATTTCTGCTTTGAAAGAAATGCTAAATACCTTGCCGGAAGATGTAAAGAATGCTGGGGAAAAACTAACTCAAGAAGAAATTGATAACCAACAAGAGTATTTGAATATTGTGCAAGAAAACAACGAAAAAATTAAAACAATCAGAAAAGAAGCATCTGATAACAATCGTGAGCTTTCTTACAACGACACAGTTAGAATTAAAGCGTTGGCGGAAGAATCAGCGACAGCGTATGTAAAATCATTAGGCAAAAGCCAAAAAGAAACCCAACAAATTCTAAGCGCGATGACGGGTGATGTCTCAAAAGCAAGTAAAGAACAAGCAACGGAATGGCTACAAAATTTAGGACAGCAACGTCAGCAGTCTAAAATTGAGTATTCACAAATGCAAGAAGATTTAAAATCTCAACTTGTAGATGCAGGATATGATTTAAATAGTGACTATGCAAAAGAAATGCTGGGCTTACTTGAAACTAGTAGCAATTCAGCAACTCAAATTACAGAAGATCAAATGGCTACTATATTAGCTAAATATCCAGAATTAGCTGAAGAAGTTTTTCTAGCAAATGGGCAACTTATTTCTTCTATGGGTGATGCTAGTCAGTCAGCAGTTGAACAAAATAAAAAAATGATGGAAACTATGGGTGATTTTTCGAAGGCTGCAGCAAAAAATGCGGAGGAAAACAAAGAAAAAATCAAACTAACACTGGACGAAGCTAATCAGTTTGGGGAATATTGGAACGGTTTAGTTTTAGATCCAAAAACTGGCGAAGTAAGTACAAATGCACAAGATGAGGTAAATAAAGCTGCAAAGTCTGAAGCTGGATGGAACAAGCTTATGTGGATTAGCAAGGACGCAAATGTTTCATCGAACGTGAAAATGATGATTGCTGAAGCGGCTATAGCTAACGGTAAGTGGGATGGCATGACCTATACAGAACAGCAAGCGCTTCTTGATAGTAACGTTACGAAAGTAATGACACAAGCTCTTCAAGTTAATGAGGATTGGGATAAATTAGATTTTGAACAGCAAAAGGCTATTTTATACTCAAATACGCCAGAGATAATGGCAGAAACGATGCTCAAACTTGGCTTGTGGGATGAATATCAGCCAGAGATCAAAGATTTGAATGCTGAAAATTACAACTTCTTAAACACAATTAAAGATTCTGAGGAAAAAATTAAAAATTGGGATGAAATTCCCGATACTACCAAAGAACTTTATGCTGATAACTATGATTTGCTAACCAAGATTTATGCATCTGATGAGATGTACGGACGATTCAAAGAATTACCGGATTCGGAAAAGAAATTTTTTGGTGAAAACGATGACTTGTTGCTCAAGATTCTTAATTCTGAAACATCTTGGAAAAGCTGGCAAGAACTTCCTGACTCTCAAAAGAATATTTTGCTTAATAACGAAGATTTGATGACAAAAGTTTTTGCTTCAGGAGAATCATTAAGTGCTTGGCAAGCGTTACCCGATCCCGTCAAACATATGCTAGGGAATAACGACGACATTCTGGCAAAAGTCCAAGATGGAACAATTTCCGTTGAAGATTACAACACAAATGTTTTACCTGCTTTAAAGAAACTATTTGGAGACAACAGCGATATTATTCAAAAACTTACCCAAGGAGAATCCGGATTAAATACTTATAACGGTAATAATCCAGCCAAAAAGATTTTAGATGGTGATTCGAGCTCTACTCAACAAGCATCGAAAAACGCTAATATCGCATTGGATGGATTCGCTAGAAATAACCCAAAGGATAAGCTGCTAAAAGCTCAGGATAACGCTAGTACAAACGCATATAACGCTACTCAAGAAGTTCGAAATTTTATGAATTTACCTAGAAGTATCACAACCACTTTAACGGTAAAAAGAGCTGGTGGCTCTATCGGTGGAGCAGCAGCTACGTTTGCTGCCACTGGTACAAATTACCACCCGGGTGGAGATATGATTGTAAACGATCAATCAGGGCCATTGTACAAAGAGATAGTGCAATTCCCTGGTCAAGCACCGTTTATCCCGCATGGCAGAAACGTCTATATACCTAATGCACCTGTTGGGGCTAAAGTTTATAAGGCGAGTCGAACAAAATCGATCATGAAGCGCTTAGGTGTTCCTAAGTATGCTGACGGTGTGGGTATTCCGGAGGACTCTTCGTTGGTTAGTAATCTGCGGAGTCTATCACCTAATTCAGAATCAAGTTCAATTAATTTCCGTACACAAGATTACTCGAGCCACTTTGAGACGCTGATAGAGATCATGTCAAACTTTGGCGAAGATTTGAAGAATATGAAAATTATATTGAACAATAGAAACGTTGTAAAATCTATCGAGACGACTCAAAATAATCAACAAAAACTAAACGATATAAAAGCAGGAAGGAGAACAGTATGATTAGCGATTTACAAATCAAGTTAAATGATTTCATTTTATCAGATTACTTTGATTTAACAGAAGAGCCGGATCGTGGTCTCTTTCCTGAAGTGCAACACGATCTAGTTCAGATGGCGCGTTCAAATGGATCTCGTGCAACTAATAAACGTCTTGCCCACAGGATTATTACATTGCCGCTATATGCACTGAGTGGTAATTTCAGGCAAGCTAAAGACGATTTAGCAAACGTTCTGTTTTCAGAAGAACGACAACGACTTTGGTTTTCAGACGAGCCTGATCGTTTTTGGTTAGTTGAACTTACTGGCGAATCAAGTTGGAAACGATCACTCGAAAGCAGAGGGGAAGCTTTTGGGGAGTTAAAGTTTTTATGTGAAGATGGAATTGCCCACGCACTAGAAACAAAAGAATACAAATTTCTCACAACAACAGAAGGAACAATCGCTTCAGTCCAAAACAACGGAACTTATAAAACACCGATAGACATTGACGTCACTTTTACGAGTGATGCTAATTCTATCGGTTTTGTTTCGCCAGATAGGATTGTGCAGCTAGGAACATCAATTTCAGAAGATGACGAGAATGCTGTTACTTCGGATAAGATCATGAACGACAACATGGGATCATCATCCAGAAGTCTATGGTCAACTAATACAGGCCGTATTCGACATAACTATGACAATGGAGATAACACTTCAAAAATCTTAGGTGATTGGAAGTGGAATTCTGAGGACGTAACGCCTTCAAGCTATGGATCAGTTGATGCAGATAAGCCGGGGTATTGGCATGGTCCTACTTTAACTAGGTTATTATCTGAGACTATGACAGATTTTGAAGTATATCATCGTTTTGAATTTAAACCGACTGGTACAGCAGCACAGCGTCCTACTTGCCAAGGGTTGCTAGAAATCAATTATTCAGATGCTGATAATAATTTTGTTGTCGGATTTGAAATGAAAGATTCAGAAAGTAAGCAAGATAGAGTCAGTTATTCATTCTTTGTTGGTGATTATCGAGCTTTCCAAGGATATCTACCTGCAAGTGTATTGACCACAAGTGGTGGATTTTTCGGTGCTATCATCATGAAAAAGATTGGCAATCAATTCATCTTCAGATTAGCAAGGCTGAATACAACAACGTGGAAA